GTTAAACAAATTTATGGAAGGTCTACGTGGATAATAGATAACAAAAAAATAATATTAAATCCACAACAGGCCCTTCTTATCGATAGCCATACTGAGCACGAGGTAGTTACTAAAGAAGATAAAAAATTATCATTAACTTTAAACATAGGCTAATGCGACACCATAAAAAAATCTATTTACTTAAAAAGAATCAAGATAAAGTTTTTATTAAGGATGATTTTATCTCGTTTAAATATTGTGCTGAATGGCTAGACAGAGCCCCTAAGAAGGAGACAACCCTAGATATAATTAATTTTAGAGTGACTGATAAGGCTAAAAAATTTGTCACGGAAGAATTAAATCTTAGAGTTAGATGTGCACAAGCACAACTTCAAGTGTGGCCCGAAGGTTCTAAAAGGGAACTTCATATACATAACGATAAAGGGAGAGAGGACATAGTTTTTAATAGTATGCTCTATCTTAATGATAATTTTTTAGGGGGTGAGTTCTATACTAAAGAAGGAATTATCCTAAAACCTCGTCCAGGTCTCTTTACGACTTTTAACGGACAAAAATTATGGCATGGCGTTCAACCTGTCACAAAGAACACAAGATACACCATTAGTTTTCAGTGGCAAAGTTACTAATGAAAAAACAATACCCGAAAGAAAGTTTTATCAGGGGCTCGTACTGGGATAAAAAAGAATGTGATAAGTTAGTTTCTTATTTTAAAAAAAATAAAAAATTTCAACAACCAGGTAGAACCAATCGTGGCGTAGAACCAGATATCAAACACAGCACTGATCTCTGGCTTCTTCCAGCCAATAAAATATTTATTAATTATAATAAATATTTAAATACATGTATTAAAGATTATGAAAACACTTATGAGTTAGATTTAGACAGGTTTGGTACCACCCCTTTTTATGGAGATAGATATAATATTCAATATTATAAACCAGGTGAGGGCTATAAAAAATGGCACTGTGAGAGAGGTAACTTACAAAACACGCATAGACAATTTGTCTTTATGACTTATTTAAATGATGTTAAAGATGGGGGCACTGAATTTAAATTTCAAAAAATAACAACGGAAGCTAAAAAAGGTTTAACTTTATTGTGGCCTAGCGATTTTACCCATACGCATCGAGGGCAAATTACTCATAATTCAGAAAAATATATTATTACAGGATGGTTAAGTTATGCCTAGGGACATATAGAAAGTCTTTGAATTATACCTTGATCTGATATAAGACCTGATAAACAAGGTTTTATATGCTACAAAAAGTAAATTTTCGACCAGGATTCAACAAACAAGTGACCCCGACTGGCGCCGAAGCGCAATGGACAGGAGGAGACTATGTACGTTTTAGATACGGATCCCCTGAAAAAATCGGAGGCTGGGACCAATTAGGTGGAGATAATTTAACTGGGGCCGGTCGAGCCCTTCATCAATTTGATGACAACGCAGGTGTTAAATATGCTGCGATTGGCACCAATAGAATTTTATACGTTTATTTAGGAGGTGAATTCCATGACATTCACCCGATCGATAAGACTATTACCGGATGTGATTTTTCTACAACGGACACAGAACGAGCAGTTACTATAACGTTTCCTACTCCGCATGGAATGTCGGAAGATGATATTGTTTTATTAGATACGGTTACCGCGCCTCCGGGTTCAGGCTACCTCGATGCAGCTTTTGAAGATAAAAAATTTATGGCAACGTCCATTCCTACAGCAACAAGTATTACAGTTACTATGGACGATGCTGCAACAGGAACCACAGCTAATGTAGGAAGCGCACGAGCTCAGACTTATTATACAGTAGGCCCTGCTCAGGAAATTGGTGGTTTTGGTTACGGTACAGGTCAGTGGTCAGGAACTGCTTCAGGACCTGCAACAACAACTTTAGTAACAACGATTGCATCTGATATGGCAGTTACGACTGTAGTCTTGACCAGTTCGGCAGCCTTTCCTTCTTCCGGAACCATTAGAATAGGGACCGAGGATATTGGTTTTACCGCAAATGATATAGCCACAGGAACTTTAACTGGAGGTCCGAGAGCAGACAACGGGACTACGTTAGCCCTACATACAGCAGGAGCAACCATTACTAATATTTCAGACTACGTTGGTTGGGGTGACTCTTCTACGGATGAGGTTACTCTTGCACCCGGACTCTGGGTTCTGGATAATTATGGAACTACTCTTATTGCTTTGATTTATAATAGTAAATGTTTTTCATGGGATTCAACCAATGCTAATGCAACCGCGGTCCGAGCCACAGTTATAGCAGGTGCACCAACAGCTTCTCGACATGTTTTAGTTTCTTCAGTTGACAGACATTTAATTTTCTTTGGAACAGAAACTACAATTGGAAGTGCAGCAACTCAAGATGACATGTTTGTGAGATGGTCCGATCAAGAAAGTACAAGCGATTATACCCCTACGGCAACGAACACGGCAGGTACTCAAAGACTGGCCAATGGTTCTAAACTTATGGGAGCCATTAGAGGTCGGGAAGGTTTGTATGTCTGGACCGATAATGCTCTGTACCTTATGAAATTTGTAGGCCAGCCTTTTACCTTTTCTTTTGAACAAGTAGGAACTAACTGTGGACTCATTGGTAAAAATGCCTGTGTTGAAGTAGATGGTACCGCTTTCTGGATGTCTGAAAATGGTTTCTTTTCATACTCTGGTCAACTTCAATCGGTGCCGTGCCTAGTGGAAGACTATGTCTATGACGATATTAACACCACTTCGCGAAATTTAATTAATTGTGGTTTGAATAATCTATTCGGAGAAATTAGTTGGTATTATTGTACGAACGGATCCAATGTTATAGATCGAGTGGTTACTTATAATTACATGGAGACCGCGTTAGCTAAACAACCTGTATGGTATACTGGCTCCCTGGCTCGAACAGCCTGGGCTGATTCTTCTATCTACGATAAACCCCATGCTTGTTATTATACGACAGCTGATGACGCTTCTTTTGATGTTATAGGTAACACAAATGGAGTTACTACCTACTATGAACACGAAACAGGGACCGATCAAATTAATGCCGGCGGTGCAGTAACTTCTGTGCTTGCTGAAATTACTTCAGGAGATTTTGATATTACTCAGAAAAGATCATCCCAAGGCCAATTTTTAGGGTCACCAGACTTACGAGGCGACGGAGAATACATAATGAAAATTAGAAGATTTATACCTGACTTTATTACTCAAACAGGAGACACGCAGATCACTTTGATGTTGAGAGACTATCCCAATAATACTGCTGCAAGCTCTCCATTAGGACCCTTTACAATCACAAGTTCCACTGATAAAGTGGATACACGTGCAAGGGCTAGAGCCATTGCATTAAAAATAGAAAACACCGCAGCTTCACAAGACTGGAAGCTAGGAACATTTAGACTGGATATACAACCAGATGGGAGAAGATAATGTCAAACGGAGATTTAGGTTGGTACAAGAACATAAATAAAAGTCAATTACGAGGGTACGATAAGCCGCCTAATTATTATGACAGTGCTCTACCGTATAATGAAAATTTAACTAATGAAAATTTAGGCAAAAGTTTATCAGGTTCAGTAGGACATTTTGATCCAAGAAACATGATGCTCCCTTCTAATTTATCACGGAATATGGGGGCTGCTAATTACCAAGCTCCAGTAGGGAACTATGACAGTACCACGTTTCTACCTAACCAAGGAAAGGTAGATTATGCTCCCGAAGAAAAGACAGGAGTTTTTGAGAATTTAAAAAATAAATTTACAGGAATCACTGGTGCCCTTCTAAACAAGCTTCCAAGACAAGATCCTCGTCAAATAGCTCTTACAAAATTTTATGGTGGAAAGAATAATCTTCAGGGTGGGCAAACAATACAAGGCGGCTTAATGGCCGGATATAATCCTGTATCAGGCGGACTTTTAAATACAGTAACAGGTGGTAAATTTGGAAAGCCTACTAACTTTGGCTTACAAAGAGCGTATGATAAAAGAATAGGTACCATTGATAAGACATTAGCAAAATGGGAAGCAGACGAGGACAAGTATGCAGAGAGATTAAAAACAACACAGTTATACGCGCGAAAAAAACAATTACAAGACGATAAAGCTGCAGAGTTGGCAATGTTAAATAAAGTCACTGAAGGTGGAGCACAAATTATCGATGGTGGTAAAACAGGAGACGGAGGTTATTCACCTTCTAAATATTACAACCCGACGACACAATCTTATACATCCCCAGCTCAACACAAAGCCGCGAAATCTTTTACTATGAAGTCGGGTCCTATGAAAGGGGAAACAGGTTACTATGGTGGTAAAGCTACTGGAGGAAGAGTAGGTTATGCAGGTGGAGAATTTGTAGATGAAGATATTAATATTCAAGGTCCAGGTTTTGATGAAAATATTGAAATGGCAGAAGCGGATCCTTTTGAAATGAGAATACAAGAATTAATGAGTAAAGGTCTGTCTTATGAGGACGCTTATGATATTGCTGAAATGGAATTCCAAGATGAGTTCGCAGAAGGACCAGAAGAATCTTTCAATCAAGAAGGTATAGCGAGTCTTGTTTAATGGCAAAAATTACTCAGGCCTTAACAAGAGCCAGTAAGGAATACGATCAAAAAAATTTACAAGCTTTAGTTAGAGATCTAGACTCTGTTATTAATAAACTAAACACAACTTTTCAAGAAGAAGTTAAACAGGAGATAGAAGCTAGAAGTTTCTTTTTAGAATAATGGCTGTTGTTAATCAGTATAAATTTTACGGGGTAGATTTAGCAACCACGGATGAAACAACAATGTTTGATCCTGCTAATACTCTTCCTTTAATTAGTGAAACATATATTATTAAGTCTTTTCGTGTCACTAATAACACAGGCAATACTCCCACTATCACTATTAAAAATAACACTTTTAACATTGTTAATACTCAGACTCTAGTTGCTAATTCAAGTACGGAGATAATAACACTACCATTAGTCGTGGAAGGAAACACATTACTAAAGGTTACGATGAGCTCAGGTGACTCTGTCACCATTGGAATTACATATTTAAATATTAAAAAGGAGGTTACAGTATAATGGAAATACTAAAAGCAGCTAAAGTCACGACAACGATCAGTAATTTAAAAACAAAAGAGATTTATAAGACCGAAGAAGAGTGGAAAGCTAAGGGAATTGATGAAAAAGACATCCGAAGAGAT